CGCCTGTTTCGACAGGGGGGCCGCGTCCACAGCATCGTAGTCGATCGCCAAGACTACCGAACCAGCCTGGCTGGTCGGCGACTCGGTTTCGTAACAAAACCGCAAGCGGCGGAAGCGATACTTTTCAAAGTTCGCAGCGATCGTAGCCAACCACACAAACAAGGCTTGAAGAGCCGGTTGTATGACAAAGCTAGTCGTGGTCCAGGCAGTGGCCCCTGGTACCTCCGCAACATACTCACGATGGGCGATCACAGCAACTTGACCATTGCTGGAATACCTCATCTGAGCCGCAGTCTGCCCGCGCATCCGTGTCATTGCACTGGGTGCACTCACGAACAATGGTGAGCCGTTGGGCGAACCTGATGCTGCCTTAGCAGCACGACGAGCAGCGCGTTTGCGCCGGTTCTTGCTCGTCTTGGTTGGGGACGCCTTGCCCGCATTTGCGCTCTTCATCGCTGCCGAAGCAGCTCTGAGGTCCGCAATCGCGGCAAGGAGGTTCTTGGATTTCCCGTTGCTCATCAAGCAGCGAGATTTGGTCGAATATGGCATTCCAGCGACCAAGCTGGGACTGTTCATCTGAGACCACTGTCTCTCTGGGTGGTCGTCATCTTCTCGTCCAACGGTGGTTAACCGTCACGCGGAGTTGATGTGGACCCCTTGGTGCACAGGCAGGACCTCATCCTAACGACGAGCTTTACGTTAAGAAGCCCCAATAACTCTTGAGCTACGCAGTAACCAACTGCGGAGGTCTTCGAGGTACAGGGCAGCTAACTAGGCTTTCCGTCGCACGGTATCCCACCATACATTACACCTTCAGACTAAGACAGCACACCGTGCAGTCTCTAGACCCTGTCGTAATCGAATCAAACCATCTCTGGTCGACCATGATCTACGTTGGTACGGTTCACTTCGGGAACGTTTTCACGTTGGCTAGCGAAACTCCCTTGAGTTTCTCCAACCTACACTCGTTTCCGCGAGATTTTTCTTTTCGGCCCCTTTCGAAGGCAAGAGAAAGATCGCGGCTCACAAGCGCACACACCGTTTTGGTAGTCTTAAGGACTCAAACGCCATTGGTACAGTTTAACGACATGTCCAGGTCGTCCAACGAACTTCATCAGTGCAGCGCCCAACTTGGCGCCAGCGGCGGAACGAAGGGGTATAACATTGAAGGGGGTGACTCAAACAGCTTCAGCAGACCAATGGGCTCTGCATGGATCGCTGCGTCATTCCACTTCTTCAACGCGGTAAGACGGGCCTGGGCCCGCTCATCACTAACCTCCTCGTCCTTTCTTGACTCGGCGACTCTACTGACCATAGAAGAGTAACCTATCAACCGCTGAAACCAATCAGCCCAACGCCTTTCTCGTTCTTCGAGATCGATCCAGTAATCCAGCCGCGCCTCGTAGGCCGCGGTCCTGTCGATTTCCTGGGGACGACCGAGAATCCGAAAAATGCGCGCCAGACCAGGCACACACACGCTGAGGCCCACTTGCAGCGTCCGATCCATACAAGTCGCCCCTGCCAGCTTGCGCTGCCAGCGGGTAACCTTCAGATCGTCCGGCGCAAAGCGGACATCAACACCACAACCACCACGCTCAACCGGAAAGTACCAGTTGCTTCCAGGCAGAAAGTTCTTAGCGGACTTCATGGCCATCGGAATAAACTTGGACGTCCAAGGGGACAAGTCAACCATCTGGTTGACGGCCCGCCCAATTTGGAAATCCCAAGCGTCGGAATGACCGGCCTTCAGCGAGGAGCCCTTACAGAGCTTCAAGTTGAGGTAACCGACCCTGCGCAGCGCAGGGTAGGTATACAGCTGTGAGTTAATCAGAGCAATTTCGCGAGAAAGGTAGGACTTCCCCAGTGAGAGTTGAAAACCCACTGAGTTAGCCGCCTTCTTCCAAGCGTTATACTCCTGACGAACACACGGAAAACCGATGTCATCGCCGTTAATGAGCACATCATACTCCTCAGGCAACCGGCCGCGCAGCCTGCGATCAGCAGTGCCACGCAACCAAGTTGCGAGGTTGATAATACAAAGTAACGGAAACGACAGCGGAGACCCCATCAGCTGCCCGTTCGTTTGAACAACTTGTGTTTCAGCCAACACCACGTCCACCGGATACTGCAGGACAGTACCACTCAACGTCAGCATCGCGGCATCCGCGAGCTCAATGGGAACGCACATCCCTTTGCACACTTCTTCCAAAACGTAACGCGAAGCGTTCACGTTGAGAAGATCCGTCGCGG